GCGTCGCGAGCAGCACGATGATCGTGATCAGCGCGGCTATCGCGACCGCGACGAGCAGGATCGGCCACAGCACGGCGAGCTCGGCGGCGGCGGCGACCCACATCGCGACCGCGACGGCCATGATCGCGACCGTCAGAACCCCGATCACGATCGCGAGCGCGGTCACGATCGCCGGGTTCTTCTGCATCCAGTCCATGACATGCTGGCCGACGTCGACGAGCGTCGTCAGCACGGGAACGAGCATCTGCCCGATCCGCTCCTGCAGGTCTTCGTACGACTTCTTGAGGATCTGCACCTTGCCGGTCGCGGTCTCCCCCATCGCGTCCGCGGTGCCGCTGATCTTCTGCTGAAGCCCGCCGAGCACCTCGTTGAAGTTGCCGGCGACGCTCTTCGTGTCCTTGAAGTTGATGCCGACGTCCTTCAGCGCGCGCCCCTGGCCGAGCATCGCCTTGCCGACCTTCTCGGACGCGGTCGCGACGTCGACACCCGTCTTCGCCGCATAGTCCGCGATCAGGGGTGTCAGCTTCGCGATCTGGTCACCGGTCAGCCCGTAGACGGCGAGCTTCGCCTGCGACGCGGCGAGGTCGTTGTGATCGAAGCCGGTCTTCCGCTGGATCGCGTCGTTGAGCTCGTTCAGCTTGTCGATGTTCGTGTCGCCGAGCGCCGGGAACTTCTTGAACGCCTCCTCGAGTTGCGTCTGCTTCTGCTGCGCCTCCGCGTACGCCTCCACCGAATCGGATGAGAATTTCGCGACACCGGCGACGAGCGCGGCGGCGGCGATCGTGCCCGCGACCTTCAGCTTGTCGAGCGAGTTCTTCTGCTTGTCGACCGCGCTCGACACCTTCTCGAACGCCTCCGACGCCTGATCCTTCGCGAGGATGAGGAACTCGAGATTGGTGGTAGCCACGAAGTTTTTCCCCCATTCGTTGTATCAAAGCGGGAACGGGAGTACTCTTCGCGTCATGGCAAACATCGGGCAGGACGCCTACAACGACGCGTCGAAGGCGTGGAACGCTGGGATGCCCACGTTCGTGTACGAGATGAAGCGACCCTCAGGACGCGGGTCCGGCCCGATCGACGAGTGGCCGATCCAGCTGGACGCGATCACGAAGGTCGGGTGGAAGTTCCACTCGTGGAACATGTGGTCGAACCCTGGCGGATCCGCCGGAGTGTTCCTGTTCACGCGGTAGCGTTCCGCTCCTGCTCCTCGCGTTCGTCGATGTAGGTGCAGAGGGCATCGAACTCGACTCGTGCGAGCCGCCCGGTCTCCCACGGGCGAATGTTCAGCATCTCCGCGAACTTGCCGAGGTAGCTGATGCGGCGTTGCTTCAGTCGCCCGCGAGCTCGTTCTCGCTCACGGGCGAAGAAGGGTTTTCGTCCGCCTCGACGGGCGCCGCGGGCGTGTTGTCCTCGAGCAGCTTCAGCATCGACACGCGGCCGAGATCCTCGAACGTGACCTCGGGGCGCTCACGGTGAACCGCGGCCCACGCGATGCCCTTGAGCATCTTCATCTTGGGCGCGCCCTTCACGTCGGCGCTGAACTCGATTCCCTGCTCCTCGAGCTCGATCCACTCGTCGACGGTGAGCGACGACACGTCCACCCGATAGGCGACGTCGTCGTACGTGAACGTGAGTTCACTTTCCAGGTTCACTGCAGTTCCTTCCCGATGGTTTCGATGTACTTGCTGATCGCGCCGGTCACTTCGTCGCGGATCTTCGGTGCCTCGGCCTCCACCGTGTCGGTGAAATAGCCGGGTGTGATCGACTGCTCGACCCACGCCTTCCGGTCCCCGTACACCGGGTGCCGCACCGTGCCCTCGTCGAGCGACTTCAGGTCGTGGCCGCGTTTCGTCTGCCGGATCTTCACCGACGACGAGTTCGCCGAGAAGGTCGAGATCGCCGTCGGCAGGACCGCCGCCCACCGGTTCAGGCCACCCTTATGGGGCAGTCTGTCCATCGCCGCGTCGCGGATCTTCTGCCGGACCGGCTTCGTCGCGGTCGTGATCGCCTTCCGGATCTCCGACCGGCGTTTCGCGCCGAGCGCTTCCGCCTTCATCCGGGCGGCGGCTTTCGAGTAGTCACCCGCGACCTGCCGGATGTCGAACCCGTCGCTCATGTCACACCGTCGTGTCGGACGACATGTACTCGATCTTCGGCAGGTTCGTCGCGTCGAACGTCGCCGTAAACGGGAACGCACCCGACACAATGTCGGGCCCGTCGAGCGTCGGCGTGTCACCGTCGAGGAAGCACTGCGGCAGAGTGATCCGGAACGTGTCATTCGAGCCGCTGACACCGATCGCGAGGCCGATGGTCTCGAGCACGAGCGAGAACCCCGAGTCGGCCGCGAACCGGTCGGCCCAGATCGTCTTGTCGACGTTGTCGGCGGTGACCGTGCCGGTGATCTTCCAGAAGTCGCCGATCAGCGGCTCCGCCTTCAGCCCGGCCGACGCGCCGGCCTGCACGTAGTACCGATCCGTCTTCAGTGCCCGGTCGATCTTCAGGTCGACCTTCCGCACGCCGAGCACGGCGGCTTCCGACCCGAACACGCCGACCTTGATGCCCGTGTCGGTGCCGACGAACGGGCGCATATTCGCCGAGTAGGACGCCGCGACGAGGGTCTGAGCCTCGGTGACGTCACGGCAGTCGAAGTTGAACTTCGCGGTCAGTTCCTTCGCGGTCTCGATCGTGAACTCCGCGTCGGTGATCTTCGAGCCGAGGAACGTGTACGGGCGCACCGTGCCGGTCGTGTCGGGAACACCGACCTGCATCGTGAGCGACTTGCCGACGACGTCGGCGATCGTGTGCGTCTGCAGGTAGGCGGTCGTCCCGCCCTGCTGCACGGGCGTCACGGTCGTCCCCATGAGCGCTTGGAGCAGGATCCCCATGCCGTGGTTGTAGACGCCCATCTCGATGGAGCCTTTGCCGGCGTGTGTCGTGACGACGCGCGCCGCGCCGAGGTTGCCGAGCCGGCCAGCGCCCAGCCATGACAGCTGAACGGTGTTCTTCACCTTCGTGAAGGGCGCCTTCGTCACCGGCAGGAACCGGGTGGGTGCAACGTACGTGCCGTACGTCGTTTCGACAGCGCAGCCAGCCTGCCCGCCGATACCAGTCGCGAGACCCATCACTTACCACCCTTCGACTCGCGCCACGTGGCCTGCTGGCACGTGAACGCTTCCAGACGCTCGTCGGGGATCTCGACGATCTCGTTGTGCTCGACGTTCCGCCAGCCGAGCTCGGGGACGTTGCGTGTCTCGCCCGAGATGTTCTTCACTTTCGCCATGACAGGCACCTTCCTTAGCTGAGCCGCGCACGGCATGTGACGGTGAATGGGATGTCGGCTCGGCATCCGTCGGGGCCGCGAAGGGACCGGTACGACAGCCCGTCGATCGCGTTGACGGCGAGGACCGCGCCGCCGAGCGTCGGGTCGACGGTGATCGCGTCGGAGAGGGTGCGGACCATCGCGAACGCGTTGTCGCGGGCGACCTTCGGGTTGTCGTCACCGGTCCACGCGGACGCGAGACAGTGGATCGACACGTTCTCGTCGCGCTGCACGTGGCCGAGCCACGCCCACGTCTGATCGGACGTCGCGGCGTCCTCGAGCCCCTCCGAGTCAGGGTCGACGATCCCGACGAACACGACCGCCTTAGCGCTGTCGTCCGTCGCACCCTGCCCGTCGATGACCTGCACACCCGCCGCGGTGAACGTGGCGATCAGCGCATCGATGGCCGCGGGGATCGCCGAGATGACGGTCGTCATGCGACCACCGGGCCCGTGTAGGCGTCGGCGATCTCCTGCACCCGGTTCGGCCAGATGAACGCGACCGAAGGCGTGTCATCGTTGCCGCCCTTGCCGGGGCGCTGAGACCCGCCACGCTGCGTCTGCCACATGTGACGGGTGAGCAGCTTGATCGCGAGTTTGATGTCTTCCGGGACCGTCGCGAACCCTGACGAGTACGTGACATGCACGTTCGTGGTGCCGTCGGCGAACGGGATCGCGACACCGGCCATGCGACGACACATCACACCCGTGAACGGGTCCACGGTGAACGCGTAGGCGCCCGCCGTGCCGCCGTCGACCGGTTGCTCGGTCAGCGGGTAGGTGATCGCGCCGATGGTCTCCGATACGGCCGTTACAGACACGATCGGCGTGTACCGGAGCACGATGCGGGTCGTCCCGCCGTCGTAGAACTCATCGCGTGGTGTGCCCGCGCCGGGAAGCCCACGAGCAAGCCAGATCTGCGACGCCGCGTCGGTGAACAGGCCGAGCTCTGCGTCGTCGGTGGTGGTCGTGATGTTCAGGAAGTCTTTCGCCTCCTGAAGCGTGATGAGCGACGTCATGAGGCGACCTCCGTCCTACTTGTCGAGGTTCGGGAGCTCGT